AGCATATACTTACAACGTGCAAGTGTATAATCGTATATCCAAGACTTACATCTATTGTCAGTTAAAAGTGTTACATCTGGTTTTTCATTGTACATCCACAATAAAACATTTTCACCATTTGCTCTAACTTTTCTAATAATAGTAAGTTTTTTACTTACAGGCTCAAATGTAAAATTAATATAACCACCAAACATTCTAGCAGTTAGTTCTTGGTATTGTTGAAACATTTCATGAGTTGCTAAACCGCCAACTCTACCTGCTTGTAGTAGGTATGTGTTAACGTATCCTGCTTCAAATGGCTCAAACAATGTACCATTACCAGAACCTAATCCGCCTGTACTTCTACGAAATACTTCTCTAACCATTTGTACTTGGTCAGGTAAAATATATTCTTGTTGGTCTTGTACTAATTCTAAGAATCCATAACTTTCTTCAACGGCATTTGAACTTTTTTGCCTGTAAACATCTAATGATTTTTGTAATCCTGTTTCGTAATGTGAGGGGTCTAATTCTACTTCAACCATGCCAGAACCTAAACTGTTTCTTACATAGTCAAATACTTTGTTCTTTTCTGTTGCTAAATCCGCCATTGAATACAATCCTTAATATTGTGTTACTACTATTTAGTAGATTTCAGCAGGATTGTTTGATCGTTAATTCGGCCATTTAACTTGGTTTCGACTGCTTTAATGTCGTCCATATACTTTTTAAGTAATACTTTACCTGCTTTTTTAAAAGTCTCCATTTGCTCTTTTGGCTTTCGCAAAGTCTTTTGTACACTAGATCCATTAAACCCTGTAATTGTAGTACCTTTAACACCTAAACCAGAACCGTCACGTCCTTGTCCTGTTGGATCAATATTAGTTGCTATATATTTTCCAATTTTACGAGTTTTTGTATTATATACCCAAAGTTCACTAGCACCTGGAATATCTATAGGATTTATACTTACTAATCCCAATTCTGCAAATTCTTTTTGATATTTAATTTTGGCTACTTGCTTTTCTTTTGCTACTGGCTTTCGTTTCCTAGGTTTACGATTTGCTTTACCAGACTCAATAAGCATATCACAAGCACTATCAATTGCTTTATAGATTTCGTACATTTTCTTTTTACTTTTAGGATCCATATTTGAATATGCTTCAAGTAATTGGTCATACCAATCATTATCTTGTTTTTTAGGTCCTACAAGTTCTGCCATTTCTTTTAAGTTGTCTGCATAGTATTCCTTAATAATTTTTGCATGAGCCGGCTTTGCCAGTTGCTTACGAAGAATACTTAACGGATTAAACTTCTTCATATCAAACTTTGTAACATCAAAAATTGCTTGGTCAATATGATCTTCAATTTCGTCAGTCATAGATAATGCAGTTAAGCGAAGTCTATCTTGAATAGTCAATACAGGACCGCCTACATACTTAACTTGTTTTTCTAATTCAAGTCCACGTTTCTTTAATTTTTCTTTTCCTATAATTATTGTTTCATCGATTCGTTCTCTGACCCAATCTTCAGAATTAGATTGTCCGCCAACCACTCCTGGAAGTGTTTCTAAAAACTTATCATAATCAGGATGATGTGTTGGCATACCTCTTAATAAAGCACACACTAAAGAACAAACAGAAATATTTGTACGCCAATCTTCTGTTGCTTTAACGGCTTTAATATCATCTTTAGTATAGCCACTTTCTTTCATCCATTCTATAACTTTAGGTCTTAGATCCTTAGGAGTATAGAAATAATTGTAGTAAGTGCTTACTCGTTGTTTCTCTTTGTGAAATTTTTCAATAGGCCAGGTTTGCCAGTCGTCCCAAACGGGTTCTGGGCCTGTATATGATTCATCCGCAAATTTTGGTTTCCTAGGTGTACTAGGCTTTTTTCTTGGTAATTTAATGCTCATTGCCTTCGCCATGTGTTCTCCTGTATATATGCGAATATTATTAAATATACTATGTTTATGTGTTTTGTCAACCGTTTTTTAACATTTCAAGCGAATTCATATTTATATAAATACACTAAAGAGGTAAGACTGTAATGCCAAAATTATCCATGTGGAAGCCTGAAAGAGGCCAAGATTATACATTTTTTGACAATAGAATTCGTGAAATGTTTACTGTTGGCGGTACTGGTGTTAACATACACAAGTTCTTAGGTGCTGACACATCAAACAATCCAGATACTGATGCTACGCAACCTGCGTATGCTACTCAGTCTGAGAAAAATATACAAGATTTATTATTTTTAGAAAACAGAGATCGCAAATATGATACGTCTGTTTATGAGTTAAGAGGCATTTACAACGTCGCTGATATCGATTTTGATTTAACACAATTTGGTTTATTTTTACAAAACGATACACTGTTTATTACTTTTCATATGAACGATATGCTGGAAGGTTTAGGCAGAAAATTAATCAACGGCGACGTGTTAGAACTACCTCATATGCGTGATTTTTATCCGCTAGATTCAGAATTACCTGCGGCATTAAGACGTTACTATGTAGTACAAGATGGTAATAGAGCCGCTGAAGGTTTTAGTCCAACATGGTATCCACACTTATGGAGAGTTAAGTGTACACCACTTGTTGACTCACAAGAATACAGAGCAATTTTTGACCAAACTGCTAAAAAACAAGACGGTTCAGATGTTACTGGTACAGATAACAAGTTAAGAGATTTATTAAGTACATACAAACAAGAACTAGAAATCAATACAAAAATTATTGAAGAAGCAGAAAAAGAAGTTCCAAAAAGTGGTTACGACACAAGTTCGTTTTTTGTTGTGCCTACTGCTAATGATGGTACTCCAATTGATCCAGAAGAGGATACTGCTGATAAAACAACATCAAAAGCAAGTAGTTCACTTATTACTGCTGACTTAATGCCAATAACACCTAGCCAAGAAGGCTATGACGGTTATATGACAGGCGATGGACTTGCTCCAAATGGCTATCCTGTAACTCCAGGAACTAGTTTCCCACAAGGTGCAAACATTGGAGATTATGTATTGAGATTAGATTATAAACCAAATCGTTTATTTAGGTATGATGGAAAACGTTGGGTTAAAGTTGAAGATGCCGTTCGTACTTCACTTACAGGCGGAGATGGTACTACACAAAAAGATAGATTTATTAATAACACATCAACATATGTTGATGAAGATGGCAACACTAAAAAAGTTAGACAACGTCTTAGTGATGCACTAACACCAGAGGCAGATGACTAATGGCTAGACAATTCTTTTACGATAATCAAATTAGAAGATTCATTCTACAATTTGTTAGAATGTTTAGTAACTTCCAGGTTGAAGTTGGTGCACCTGACAGCAACGGTGACAGAGATATGGTTACTGTTCCTGTAATGTACGGTGATTTAAGTCGCAACGTTGCTCAAATTATGCGTGAAGCAAGTGAGAATAAAGTGTTAAGTGCTCCACGTATGTCTTGCTATATTAACTCTTTACAATACCAAAGAGAACGTATCCAAGAACCAAACTTCATTGATAAACTTCATGTAAGACAAAGAAAGTATGATGAGAATACACAAACATATAGTCGTACACAAAGTAATGCCGTTACAGTTGAAAGACATATGCCAGTGCCTTATGACCTAAGAATGAACTTGGATATATGGACTACAAATACTGAAATGAAGTTACAATTATTAGAGCAAATATTATGTTTATTCAATCCAGATTTTGAAATACAAAGTACAGACAATTATGTAGATTGGACTAGTTTAAGTTATGTGCATTTAGAAAATGTAAACTTTAGCTCAAGAAGTATTCCAATAGGAACAGAAGATCAAATTGATATTGCTCAAATAGAATTTAGTATGCCTATCTGGTTAAGTATGCCTGCTAATGTTAAAAAGATGGGAGTTATACACAAAATTATTAATAGTGTGTATGACGGAAGTGGTGATTTAGTTAGTGCAGTTAATGATGATAACCTAGTTTTAGGAACACGTTTAGGTGTAACACCAGGACGCTACGGTGCTATTTTATTAAACGGACAAGCACAATTAGTTGACTATGGTAGTGAAACAACTAGTGACACAATCGATGGTGCTACTATTACAAATGCTAAAACAAATAAACCAAGTTGGAGTGCAGTTTTAGAACAGTACGGTCCTATTAATCCAGGTATTACACAAATAAGATTTACACAAGCAAGTGGAGCCGAAGTTGTAGGAACCGTTGCATATCACCCAGCAGACCCTCATATCCTTCTTGTAACGGTAGATACAGACACAATACCCACTAATACACTATCCGCCGTAGATGCTATTGTACGACCCTCAAAAGCGAATTCAACTACTGTACAAAAAACAGCCGGACGACGTTATTTAATTATTGGTGATATTGTCGAAGGTATTGGTAATGCTGATAATACAGATGGTCCAGACTTTTGGAAAAATAATGATAACAGTGACTTTGTTGCTAAAGCCAATGATATAGTACAATGGGACGGAAGCAGTTGGAGTATTAGTTTTGATAGCGGTACATCAGATACTCATTATGTAACAAATGCTACTACTGGTATTCAGTATAAATGGAATGGTACACAATGGCTAAAAAGTTTTGAGGGAGAGTATCGTCCTAAAGATTGGCGTGTTGTAATTTAATCTTTCCAGTTATATTTTAATTGTACACCTACATCCATATCACTAATAAACTTTTTATAATCTAATTTACTAACATTTTTACACCAGTTCCATTCTTCCGGAAATGCATTATTTGGATTAGGACTTACCCAATGAAAATTAGTTTCTTTGTATGCATCAAAAATAATTTTCATATTTGGTATCCACTTGTCTGAATATATTTCTGTTTTTTCTGGTGCATAACAATCTGTACCTGCATAAACATTATCGTTCATTCCAGGCGCTCTTTGATTATCAAACCCTAGTAGATAAATTTCTTTATGCCTGTCAAATGCGGCAATATAAGTTGCAATAGTTCCAGTATTATAATAAGCAATATTTTGAGGTATTAAATAAAATTTACCAGGATACTTTACAACATTTTTTGCTGTCGAATAAACAATATTATTTGTTGGGTAATCTGTGTTTGCTATTTCTTCAACCATGTCATCATTCATAGCAACTAAAAAATCTGTTTTAATATCTCTATACAATGCGTTACAACCATAAGTTTGAGCTCTCATTCCTGCTAAAAGTCCACCACTATGATTTTCAATCATTTTAATATCAAAGCCTTGCATATTTCTGCCAGTACCGTTACCTATAACAAATGCAAATCCTCTGTGGTCATCATTAGTAACTGTTCGTGGCACCCACTCACGGTCTTCTGTACGTTTACCGTCTTTGATAGTTATGTTGTGAATTACAAATTCACCTTCATATTCATCTGAATAAAATGGAAGTTTCAATTTATTACTCCGGCTTTGTTGGCCATACTACATCATTTAAACTACTATATGTGTTTGTTATATCTCTTAATGCTTGTCTATAAGTTTTCCAAGCATCAGGAACAGCCACACCTGTTTCTAAACTTTTAGTAACAACCCAGTCACTGTCTTTTAATTTCTGATTTCTTTCAAATCTTAAATATTCAATGGTATCCATATTACATCTCCAATCCAAAGATTGTTATATTACCTGCTTGACTAGTATAACCCGTTCCATTCCAACTTCTAATTCTTATACCGGTAATAGCAGTAGGATCTTGTCCTATTGCTACACTTGACATTTCTTCTAAATAGTTTTGACCAGTACTAGTACTTTGTCTTGGGTTACCAATCAACTGTGAGTTACCTCTCATAGCCGCTCTAAAACTTGAACTGTTTGGAACTGTAAATAATGCTTCACCGTGTGAATCATATGTTGTTCCGTTACCTGCTAACCACATTTGAGTTTGAGACCCAGCAAATGAAGTACTGTTAACTGATTCCGATGTACTTGAGGAATTCCTCCATGTAACGTTGTTATCATACGAACTAACTTCTCCACTACTAGTTAAAAATACTGCACTAGTAACATACCATTGATTACCACTGTTAGTACTATTTTGATGTGATATCCACCATACAACTTTGTATTGTCTATATTTTGTAGGATCTACTACACTAAAATCTGCATAACCAGTATTACTAGTCCAGTTTGCACTTCCAAGTTTTTTCCAGCCTGCATCTAACGAAACAGTTCCTGATTCATTTGGTAATGTAATTGTTCTATCTGCTGTTGGTTCTTCAACTTGTAATGATGTTTCGTATGCATCTGAATTAGCACCTTCAAATTGTATTGAACCAGTTCCGCCTATATATAAATTTGTACCGTTAATAAGTTGTAAACTGTCACTTCTAAATCTACCTGATATATTATTTGATCCGCCTTTTTTGAAAGCAAATTCTATTAGACCGTCTTCTGAGCCATCACTAGCATCTAAAATTTTACCTGTAATTTTAGAATAAACTATTTCTTGGTCAGCATCATTTTCACCTTTAAATTTAATCTGTCCTAAATAATCTGCATCGGCAGGACTTGCACTATTTCTTTTTAATGTAATTACAGGGCCAGCATTACTTGTGTCTTCTGTAGTTGTAATTAACAAACTATCATCTGTAGTTGTATTTGTGAGCGATAGTGTTCCAGTTGTGGTAATATTACCTGTACCTGTAATAGCATTTGAATTTAAATCCAAATCACCGCCTAACTGTGGACTTGAATCGTTAGATAATTCAGTTCCTGCCGAACCACCAGAATGTTTCCATGCACCGTCACTTGCTGAATAAACATATGAACGACTATCAACTGTTACTGTATCGCCATCACTTGGACTACTTGGAAATACTATTGCCATTGTTTAACTCCTCTTTAACAGTACTTCTACTGTTCCTTCTCCAGAATCTTTTTTATCATTTAATGATATACCAATTATACAACCTGGGTTATAAGATCCTTGTGAAAATTTTGTTGCAAATCCTTTAATTTCACTTGTTGTTAATAAATCACCTTTTTCAATATGACCAACTACTTTAATAGGAACTCGTCCTACAAAGCCTACACAAACAGGATATTCTGCATCTATATCTCTGTTCATTAAATATGCTGGTTTATCTGAAACTACACCTGCTAGTTTTGAATCTGCATAAGCATCACATTCTGTTACTTCTTTATCGCCGCCTACACAAACTACTGTACCGACTTCATAATTTTTATCACCTGCGTACATTTCTGCCAAGTCAGCATACTGAGCCGATGTACTTGTTCCTTGTAATGTTACTGCGTGTATTTCTGCAAATCTTTTACTACCAGAACCTAAGTCATGTGTACTATCTATATCAGGTAAAATATCTCCACTAATTGCTGTTGTGCCATCTAAAGATGCATCAGCACCATCAGATCCTGGTGACCATTCAACCCATTGTGCTGTTGTTCCGTCATTAATATATTTGTAAAAAGTTGCGTTATCAGTGTCCCACCATTCGTCACCGTCGCTCGGACTACTAGGTGCTGTTGCACTTGCAGTATAACCACCGCCGCCTCCTGATTGGTCTGCCCAACTTAATGTACCTGAACCGTTTGTTTGTAATACTTGTCCACTTGTTCCGTACCCAGATGGCCAACTATTCCCTGATAACTTAATTACACCTGTTCCGTTCGGTGTTATTGTAATATTACCATTACTTGAAGAAATAATACCATTACCATTAACATCTAAATTTCCACCTAGTTTTGGTGACTTATCTTCTTCAATATTTAAAACATCATCATCATCTGTTTCAGCATTACCGCTAGAATCAAACTTACGTGATTTCATTTTACCTGATGTTGCATCACGTTCAATTTTAATTTTCTTACCACTTGAATCAAATAATTCAATAGCCGCGGCTTTAATTGTTTTTCTATTATCGCTTGAATCTTTAATATCAATATTACCATCAGTATCTTTAGAAATTTTTGTACCGCCAATATCAACAGTGTTACCTGCTAGATAGATATCATTGAATCGCATAGTACTTGATCCAATGTCATATGTAGTATTTGCATCAGGTAAAATATTTCCACTAACAGTTGTTGTTCCTGATAGTGTAATATTTTGACTGTTAATTTCATAAACTTTTGTCATGTCATTAGCAGTAAAGCCTGTATCAACAGTTGTTTGTTCACTGTTTCGTGTAGTGTTCATTACTACATTGGCTTTTTGAGCAGATGTTCTAGGAATAACATCAATGTCTACTGTAACTGTACCATACAAATTACTACTACTAATTTTTTGAATAGCAATAATAAATCCAGCAGTAGTAGTTTCTTTTGTCGATTGTTGTGGTTTAAAAAATGTAGAACCGTTGTGTACATCTGTATATTTTTTATATCTGTTTAAATATGGTAAAGAATCCTCACTTCTTACTGT